AAATAAAGATGTACCGTGTGGTAAAATACAAGAAGTTATAAACCACGAAATGGTTCATATAGATCAAATGCGTAGAGGTGATCTTGATTATGACGATAAATATGTATACTGGAAAGGTAAAAAAATACCAAGATCTAGTATGAATGAAGGGGCAAAGAATTTGCCTTGGGAAAAAGAAGCTTACGATAAAACAAAATAAAACAAAACAAAATGCCTTACAAAAAAAGTCCCGCTTCTTTTAAGAAGCACAAAAGTAAAGCCGTAGGATATATGGCAGAAGGTTCGCCGGGTTATATAGATTCTGTAGCTAAAAAAACAAATTTAGATGAATTTGGTAATCCAATACCAAAAGGATTTAAAGCTGATGCTGCTGGAGTAACAGGAACAGTAAGAAAAGTAACTGATAAACCTATTAAGTTTGGAGATCACGGTTATGGTATTGGTAATCCACAAGTTAGAGATGTTGAAGGTAAAATTATCAAACAAGCTGGAAGAGATCTTAGAGACATGCAAGATCCTACAACCTCTCATCCAAATTACAAAGGTCTTATTCCTTCTGAAGAATTAAAGGATAGAACATACATTACAACTTCAATTGATAAAAAATAAATGAAAAAAATTCTTCAACTTATAACTGGAGGTCTCATTAAAGATGTTGGTAAAGTTATAGATAACTTAACAACTACAGATGAAGAAAGGCTTGCGGCTAAACTAAAAATTGAAGAGTTGCTAGAGCAAGCTGACAAAGATGCTCAAGATCAAGTAACAGCAAGATGGGAATCGGATATGAACTCTGATTCCTTCTTGTCTAAAAATATAAGACCAATAGTTCTTATATATCTTACTGTTATATTTACTATATTATCTTTTTTTGATGGTAATATAGGTGAATTTAAAATAGCAGAGCAATATATACCAATATTCCAGTCATTACTTATAACTGTGTATGGCGCGTATTTTGTAGGGCGAACGTGGGAAAAAGGTAAAAAAATAAGTAATAATAAAGACAAGTAATTAAATATAAATTAAATCAAATTAAATCAAATGGCAAAAATTACAGATGAGCAACTGGAATCAGTTGTTAAACAACAAGAAGAACTTGGTGGTTTATTAAATCAAATAGGTGCTTTGGAAGCTAACAAACATTCACTGCTTCATAAAATAGCAACTGTAAATGAAGGTATAGAAAAGACTAAACAAGATCTTGAAAAAGAATACGGTAATATAAGTATCGATCTTAAAACCGGTGAATATACTATTATAGAAACCGAAGAAGAAGAGGATCTAACTGTAGTTAAATCAGAGGACTAAAATGGATTCTGTTATAAGAAAAATCAGTATTGGCTCTGACTATAAAAATGATGCTATGCACTATTCTGTAGGTCAAGAGGTTTACGGAGGTCATAGTATAGCTTATATTTTATTTGACAATAAAGATAATTCTTATAATATTCATATAAAGAAAAACAACGAGGTATTGCCATGGAAGAAGTTTAATTCTAACATGGCTATATCTGTTGAGTATGATTTAGAATATTAATGAAAAGCGTATACGATTTTATTATAAAACCTATTGGTAAGGTTTATGATAATTCTATAGATGTAGACGGCAAAGAGCTTTTACTAAACACTAGTATTGAAAAACATAAGTTTGTAAATAACAAAGCTATTGTAATTTCTACACCACTTGCTTTTGATACACCTATAGAAGAAGGTGATGAAATTATAGTTCACCATAATATCTTTAGAAGGTATTATAACATGAAAGGTAAAGAAGTTAATAGTAGCAAGTACTTTAAAGAAGATCTTTACTTTTGTCAAGTAGATCAAATATATTTATATAAAAAAATATACAAATGGTATGCATTTGCTGATAGATGCTTCGCTATGCCACTTGAAAATAATAATGATCTAGAGCTCGATAAAGAGCAAAAGCTTATTGGTATACTAAAATACGGTAATAAGTCCTTAGAAGCTAAGGGAATAAACGAGGGAGACACTGTGGGGTTTACACCTAACAGTGAGTTTGAGTTTATCGTAAATGACCAACGGCTTTATTGTATGAAATCAAATGATATTGTAATTAAGTATGAGCACCAAGAAAACCAAGTTGAATATAATCCAAGCTGGGCAAAGAGCAGTTGAGGAATTAATTAAGGTAGCTAAAGAACCTATTGTAGATTCAGATGATGACATCTCAGCTGATCGTTTGAAAAACGCAGCTGCAACAAAAAAGTTAGCTATATTCGATGCGTTTGAAATACTTAATCGCATTGAAGAGGAAAAGAATATGCTTGAAGATAAACCAAGCGATAGTAAACAAAAATCCTTTAAGGGTTTTGCAGAAGGTAGATCTAAGTAATGTACAAGCAAACTTTATTTACTGTACTTACAGATTACATAAAACCTCACGTGCTTAAAAGAAATAACAAAAGCAAAAAGTGGGAGTACGGTTATAACAAAGAACACGATATAGTTGTTATAAGTAAGACCGGTCAAATAGGTGAGATATACGAAATACAAAACCTTAAAATAGCATTACCACCTTTTAAAGGTAAACTAAATAAGGATAAAGACAAATGGTCTAAAGAGGAATATCCTAAAGAATTAAATAAAATTAAAAGTGTATTTGAGTGGAATAAATACCCGGATCACTTTAAAGAAAAATGGTATGAGTATATCGACGAAGAGTTTAAACGCCGTGACGAAGGTCACTGGTTTAATAACAAAGGTATTGCTACTTACCTCACTGGTACTCACTACATGTACTTGCAGTGGAGTAAAATTGATGTTGGGGCAGCAGATTTTAGGGAGTCAAACAGATTATTCTTTATATTCTGGGAAGCTTGCAAAGCAGATCAAAGATGCTACGGTATGTGCTACCTCAAAAACAGACGATCGGGTTTCTCATTCATGGCATCAGGCGAAACTGTTAACCTGGCAACAATCAGTTCAGATTCAAGATTCGGTATCTTATCAAAATCAGGGGCTGATGCTAAAAAAATGTTTACAGATAAGGTAGTACCTATATCAATTAACTACCCGTTCTTTTTTAAACCAATACAAGACGGTATGGACCGTCCAAAAACAGAACTAGCGTACAGAGTACCAGCGTCAAAGTTAACTCGTAGAAAACTAGATCAAGGTGAAACGCCTGACGAAGTAGTGGGTCTTGATACAACTATTGACTGGAAAAATACAGGTGACAACAGTTATGATGGTGAAAAACTAAAACTGCTTGTACACGATGAATCAGGTAAATGGGAGAGACCTGATAACATATTGAATAACTGGAGGGTTACAAAAACAACCCTTAGATTAGGTAGTAGAATTGTCGGTAAGTGTATGATGGGATCAACATCAAACGCTTTAGATAAAGGTGGTGAAAACTTTAAAAAATTATACTATGCCTCAGACGTTACAAAAAGAAACCGCAATGGACAGACTAGCTCAGGACTATATTCTTTGTTCATACCTATGGAGTGGAATTACGAAGGATTCATTGATGCTTATGGACACCCTGTCTTTGATACGCCAAAAGAATCAGTTGAAGGTGCCGACGGGCTTCAAGTTGAAGTAGGTGTTATAAACCATTGGGAAAACGAAGTTGAAGGTTTAAAAGGTGATCAAGATAGTTTAAATGAATATTATAGGCAGTTTCCTCGTACAGAGCAACATGCTTTTAGAGATGAAACAAAACAATCTTTATTTAATCTAACTAAGATATACGAACAGATAGATTATAACGATGAGTCTGATAACTCTAAGTTAGTAACAAGAGGTAACTTTTCTTGGCAAGGTGGTATAAAAGATACTATTGTTAATTTTATGCCAAATAAAAATGGTAGGTTCTTAGTTTCTTGGGTTCCACCTATACAATTACAAAATCGTGTAATAATAAAGAATGGAGTTAAATATCCTGGTAACGAGCACTGTGGTGCTTTTGGATGTGACTCATACGATATATCAGGTACAGTAGATAATAGAGGATCTAACGGAGCTCTTCACGGACTTACAAAATTCTCTATGGAAAACGTACCGGCTAATATGTTTTTCTTAGAATATATATCAAGACCTCCAACGGCTGAGATATTCTTTGAAGATGTACTTATGGCTTTACATTTTTACGGTATGCCATTATTAGCAGAAAATAATAAACCTAGACTTTTGTATTATTTAAAACGTAGAGGTTACAGAGCTTTCTCAATGAACAGACCAGATAAATTAAAACTGTCTGTAGCAGAAAGAGAGATAGGTGGAATACCTAACTCATCAGAAGATATTAAGCAAGCTCATGCCGCTGCTATAGAATCTTATATAGAAGATCACGTTGGGCTTAAAGAAACTATGTATGGTAATATGTATTTTCAAGAAACGTTAGAAGACTGGGCTAAGTTTAATATAAACAATAGAACAAAACACGATGCTTCTATTAGTTCTGGTTTGGCTATAATGGCTTGTAACAAAAATAAATATACACCAGTTTATAAATCAAAAAAACAGGCTGTTAATTTATCATTTAAAAAATATGATAATAAAGGCAATATTTCAAAAATAATAAAATAGATGATTTACACTAATGTTAATAGTTCTTTCCCAAGTCAGGTAGTACCAGACGCAGAGAAAAAGACATATGATTATGGCTTAGCTGTAGGAAGAGCTATAGAAAACGAATGGTTTAGAGGCGACAGAGGTTTAGGAGCTGGAGGCCGTTTTGGTAATAGTTGGCAAGATTTTCATAGATTAAGACTATACGCTAGAGGTGAACAATCTGTAGCAAAGTATAAAGATGAATTATCTATTAACGGTGATTTATCTTATTTAAATTTAGACTGGAAACCAGTAGCTGTATTATCTAAGTTTGTAGATATTGTTGTAAATGGTATGACTGACAAAGGTTATAAAATAAAATCTTTTGCTTCAGATCCATATGCTTTAAAAGAAAGAACTGATTACGCTTTTAACGCTTTACGTGATATAACTAATAAAGATTTAATAGAAGAGTTTAATGAAATAACTGGTAAAAACTTTTTTAAGACACCAGATCCAGAACAGCTTCCTGAAAATAAACAGGAATTAGACATGTACCTTCAGTTAAATTATAAGCAAGCTATTGAAATAGCAGAAGAAGAGGCTATATCTAATGTTTTTAATTATAATAAATATGAAGAAGTAAAAAAACGTTTGGCTTCTGATTTAACCATTATAGGTATAGCTGCAACTAAAACTGATTTTAATTTAGCTAATGGCCTTACAGTTGAATATGTAGATCCAGCTAATTTAGTTTATTCATATACTGAAGATCCTAATTTTGAAGATATATATTATGTAGGTGAAGTTAAAAGCGTTACCCTTGAAGAACTTAAAAAACAATTTCCTTATTTAACAGATTCTGATTTAGAAGAAATCCAAAAATATCCAGGTAATGTAAATTACACTCGTGATTATTATGCTCAAGACGATCAACAAAGTCAAATTCAAGTATTGTATTTTGAGTATAAAACTTATCAAAATCAAGTATTTAAAATAAAACAAACAGATCAAGGTCTTGAAAAAGCTTTAGAAAAACCAGACACGTTTGATCCACCTGAAAGTGATAACTTCAATAGAGTTCATAGAGCTATAGAGGTTTTATACAGCGGCGCTAAAATACTTGGTCACGAAAAAATGCTTAAATGGGAATTGTCTGAAAATATGACAAGACCTTTTAGCAACCAGACTAAAGTTAAAATGAACTACAATATATCTGCACCTAGAATGTACAAAGGTCGTATTGAAAGTTTAGTTAGTAAATGTATTGGGTTTGCAGATATGATACAGTTAACACATTTAAAAATACAGCAAGTGTTATCACGTATGGTACCTGATGGTGTTTATGTTGATGTAGATGGCTTAGCAGAAGTTGATCTTGGTAATGGGACTACTTATAATCCTCAAGAAGCTTTGAATATGTATTTTCAAACTGGTAGTATTGTCGGTAGAAGTTTAACACAAGATGGTGATCCTAATAGAGGTAAAGTACCTATACAAGAATTACAAACATCTTCTGGTATGGCTAAAATACAAGCGTTAGTACAAACGTATCAATATTATTTACAAATGATACGTGATGTAACGGGACTTAACGAAGCTAGAGATGGTAGTCAACCAGCAAAAGATTCGTTAGTAGGTTTACAAAAATTAGCGGCTGCAGCTTCTAATACAGCTACTAAACACATATTACAATCGTTAATGTATTTAACGGTTCGTAATGCAGAAAATATAAGTTTAAGAATATCAGACATGCTTAATTTCCCTTTAACCAAGGAAGCATTACTTAGTTCTATAAATCAATTTAATGTTTCTACATTAGAAGATATAGAAAAATTAAACACTCATGAGTTTGGTATTTTCTTAGAGTTAGAACCAGACGAAGAAGAGCAACAAAGATTAGAGCAAAATATTCAAGTTGCTCTGCAAGGTGGTCTTATAGATTTGTCTGATGCTATAGATATAAGACAAATTAGCAATTTAAAATTAGCTAATCAGTTTTTAAAATATAGACAAAAAGTAAAAGCTGAGCAAGTTAAACAAGCTCAGTTACAAAATATACAAGCACAAGCTCAAGCAAACGCAGAGTCAGCTGAAAAAGCAGCTATGGCTGAAGTTCAAAAACAACAAGCTTTAAATGAAGGTAAACTACAATTAGAGCAGGGTAAATCTCAGTTTGAAATACAAAGAATGCAAACTGAAGCTGAGATAAAAAGACAATTAATGGAACAAGAGTTTCAATACAACTTACAGCTAGCACAAGCTAGGGCTAATGTTGAAAAAGCTAGAGAACAAGAAATAGAAGATCGCAAAGACGAGCGTGCTAGAATTATAGGTACACAGCAATCAGAAATGATTTCACAACGTCAAAACGATGAACTACCTAAAAACTTTGAGTCATCTGGATTTGACTCACTAGGAGGATTTGGACTAGAACAGTTTGAGCCTCGTTGAAAATAAAATCCTTTAATTTTATACTATTATATTATGTCAGAAGAAGTAAAACAAGAAGGAGAGTTTAAAATAAAAACCCCTTCAAAGCCTAAGAATTTAGGTAAATCAAGTAATGAAGTTACTAAGGTTAATATTAAAGAACCTTTAATAGAAACAGAACCAGAAGTTACTAAAGTAATAATAAAAGAAGAAGACGATGCCATTCAAACACAAGAGACAAATGATAGCAATGCTATTATCGAAAAGCCCGAAGACAGTGGCGACAGCAAAAAAGTGGTTGAAGAAGTACGGACCTCCGACAAAGAAGTAGAATCTCCTTTAACTGTAATTGAAGATACTGAAGAAGAACAAGTTGAAGAACTTACTGAGCAAGTTGAACAAGCTATAGTTGAGGCGGATGCTGGTATTGAGTTGCCAGAAAATATTCAAAAAGTTGTAGACTTTATGAATGAAACCGGCGGAACATTGCAAGACTATGTTAGGCTTAATGCAGATTATACCAATGTTGATAATAAAACTTTAATTAGAGAATATTATAAACAAACTAAACCACACTTAGATTCTGAAGATGTAAGTCTTTTATTAGAAGACTTTGATTATGACGAGGATATAGATGAACCAAAAGATATACGCAAAAAGAAAATTGCGTTTAAAGAGGAGGCTGCAAAAGCTAAAGACTTTCTTGAAAGCTTAAAAGATAAATACTACGACGAGATCAAGTTGAGACCGGGCGTAACTCAAGAGCAACAAAAAGCATTAGACTTTTTCAACCGATACAACGAAGAGCAAAACTCTATAAAGCAAAAACAGGATATTTTTTTAAACAAAACATCTAATCTTTTTACTGATGATTTCGAAGGTTTCGATTTTAATGTTAGTGAAAAAAAATTTAGATACGGTATAAAAAATCCTAAACAGGTAGCAGAGCAACAATCAGATATTAGCAATTTTGTTAAGACGTTCTTAAATGAAAAAGGAGAAATATCAGATGCTAAAGGTTACCACAAAGCTTTATACGCAGCGCGTAATGCTGACACTATAGCACAACATTTTTACGAGCAAGGCAAAGCCGATGCAGTGAAAGATGTTATGGCTAAATCTAAAAATATAAGTACAGAACCTAGGCAAACAGCTTCTGGTAATGTATTTGTTAAC